TTGCCATCGGCTTGCTTGGTTCCAAATAAAGGTGACATAGCAGCCACACCAAAGCCAGCATCCCATTTGTTATTGCCTGTGTGATGCTCACGCAGGATAACGCCTCGGTTTGCTAGGAACTGGCGGATGCCTTCATCCTGAGTTAAGAAAGCCTGAAACGCGTTTTTCTCAATCGTCCACTCAGCAGGCTTATAGATCTCTGTCCAAGTAAAGATAATCTCGCGGATCTGGGCCGGAGATGGACGGCTAATTTTAATTGCATCTACTATGTAGCGTTTATAGGTTGTACGATCAATGGCGTACATAATCGCTGCGGTATCTCCCACGATAGCGGGGTCCATACCGGCGATAAAAGTAAAGTTACTGGTAGTTAGCGGATGGCCTGGATGTCCAGGAGTTAATGGTCCAGACTTTCGCATACCATCGATAGAGCCACGAACGCATACAGGATCGAAAGCGGAATTATCTGCAATATCAGCTTGCTGGTAGACCAAGGCCCAGGTAGAACTGTCCATAGCCTGACGCTCGTTAAAAAGATTACGGCCATTCCAGCGAGGGTAAAGTCCTTCTTCATTCTTCTCGTTCTCCTCTTGCCCATCAAAGGGAGCATCGGATGCTGGCCACAGTGTAACCCACTTATCGGGGTTCTCATTGGTTTCAAGAAGGGCTGGCATAGCCAAATATTTCCAAGGTACTAAGCCACCAGGGTATCGGTCCTCATTACGTAGTTCGCGGTAAAGGTCTACGTTTGCTACGCGGGTTCCAATAATGATTAACTTACCAGTAGGATTAAGACGGGAGCGTACATCTTGAGTAAGCCATTTAATCTGACGCTCGAAGTCATTTGCGTTGGAGAGCGTTACCGCGTCATCCACAATAATCATATCGGCTCTCTTGCCGTAGATCTGGCCGCCGATACCAACGGCTTCGATATTGGGATCCTTTTCACCAGATTCCCGAAGCTCATCACCAAAGGTGACGCGGGTAGCCTGCCACGAGGCTGTCTTAGATTTGAACCCAACCCCAGCGGCGTATGCAGTTTGTAGCTGTTCATATTGCGGGTGCGTTAGTCGTTGCTTAATGGCGTACAAGAAGTCTGCCGCTAGACGCTGAGTTTGGGAAACTATAAGAATTCTGAAGTTAGGGTTCTGACATACCTGCCAGGTTACATAGTCCACAGTCACAGTCATCGACTTGGCGTGGTTTGGTGGGATGTTGATAAGGATTCTGTTTTGGGCTAGTCCAGGTTCAAACTTCATACTGGGATGTAGCCAAGAAGGATCACGGCCTTCAATAACATCTATTAGGTTTTGCTGATGCGGAAAAGTCTTGGAGTGGAGAAAGCGCTCACGAAATTCAGCGAAGGTAATGTCGTGGACATCTGATGACTGGAATACTTTGTCCTTGAGTCCAAGGCGGGTTCTGTCCATCTTGTCTGCAAAGACCTTATCGGTCCTACGATAGTACTCATAGGTTTTCATTGACTTACCGGCTGAGCCACAAGCGGCCTCCACCGTCATACCTTCGGCTACGGCCTGGAGAATAATTCTCTTGGCAATGTCAGCTGAGTTCTCAGCCATAGTATCTCCTTAGATATTGGCTGGGATGGGCCGAGGATGTCAATTCTTTTTATACTAGGTTGGAATGTGATTATTAGGCGCAAGCCTATAATAGTCCTATCCCCATTAAATTGTAGTTACTGGTTCGGCTTGATCGCCGAACGTAGTGAGGGGTAGTTAAGCGCTACGCCCTAGGGGGCTTCGCGTAGGGTCACCGAAGCGAACTGCATAGGTCGCAAAGCCAGTGCGCTCAGCTTTGCTCCCTATACTGTATAAGGCGGTAAATAAAGTCGATTTCCCGCTTACTAAAAATATATCTCGGTAATGTGATGTACTTCACTAATATTATTATAACAAAACGGACATATGGTACAGCCACAGAATGATCCCCCCAATTTAGTGCAGATATTTAAACGGGGTGTATGTACCCCGCGCACGCTCATTTAAGCAACGGGGGGTGAGTCTTTTCCCGTGCTGACGGGGCGGTCTGCCCGCGGTCTGCCACCTATGCGGGGCGGAAAGTGGGGAGAAGTGGGACGGGCGGGGTCTATCCGGCAGGATAGGGCGGACTAACAAGCCGGCACTATCCGGCACTATCTCCCCCTATCCCCCGATAGCTGGCAAGTAAAGAGCTGATAGAGACTTCTACAAAATTCGATCTTTTGTCTAACTAATTAAAAGACCGGTCACCGGCTATCATAAGTTACCAGACTCTTACTCTTAGTAACTTAGCTCCTGGCGTAGTTGAACTTTCAACTATTGACCGGTCATCCCTGTGGATAAAACGTTATCTAATCGTTATAAAATATCTCTTGCGTGTGTTGCATACGGGGGGCTCCCGTAGTATATTTATCCCTAGCAAGCTACCCGTAACGCTTGCAGAATAGAGGAGAATAAAGTGAATAAAGTAATCATAGAGAAGCTAGAAGCAGACCTATTAGAAGCTAACCAAGAATTAGAGCAAGCTATAGCGGTAGAAGTAGCTAACGATTACAGCGACGCTATGGAGTCTATGGAGCGTACTTATGCTGAAGGCTTTGCTGAAGCTCTTGAATATGCTCTTAACATCATTAAAGGAGATAATAACTAATGAGCACTATTACCCGTAAAGCACAAGAGAAGCTAGACCGCGATTACTGTAAAGATAAGCTACTAGAGCATTACCTTATGGAAGGGCAGACTGTCTATACAGTACTTAGAAGCGTATCGGCTAGCGGTATGACCCGCGCCATATCCTTATTCATAGCCCAAGAGGGCGAGATAGTAGATATTACTTACTACGCGGCGGGGGCTACCGGTAGCCGATTAGTACAGCGCGAGGGATATAGAGCTATAAGTGTTGGGGGCGCGGGGATGGATATGGGCTTTCACCTTGTCTATAATCTCGCTAGCGTACTCTTTCACGGGCAAGACCGCGCCGGCTATGAGTTAAAGCAAGCGTGGCTCTAATGACTATCAACTCTTTAACCCTTATCAGCTTGATAGTTATCTCATACCTACTCACCAAAATATTCTTTACGAGATAGATACGGGCTATGGCTCACCGGATACCGGTGAGCTGTGGTCTGTGGCTAACCGGTCACAGAATATTAAAGAGAGAGAGAGCGATTATGAGTATGAGTGAGCTAGTACAGGGCGGATTAGATACCGATACCCTAGAGAGCAAGATACGGCGTGAGCTAATGACTAACCCTAAGTGGATAGCTAAAATTGATCGAAGCCTAGCTACTGTGGAAGAGAGCAAGCGCGAGACTATGCGTGAGCTACTTATAGAGACTTACTTATGTGACTTAGTGTTAGCTAGTCACGCTTATGAAGCGGGCTTCTAATGGGGCTAGCGTTAGAGAGCGCGAGAGAGCTATACGGCGCAACTAATCAAGAGGATAACGGGCGTTACTACGCTAAAGAGCTAGGCAAGCCCCGTAAGTATGGCTATCACACGGGGCTAGGGTCTTTATATGTCTGCTTCACTTGTGGTCACCTATGCGACTGTGGGATAGAAGAGTGAATAAGATCGAATTAAAAATAATGCTAGATAAAAGAGCTAGTGAGCTTGATTATACTTATGAAAGATTATCTAACGGCGATACAGAATATATCGTCTATCCATACGCACAGGGACAAGAGCTAGAAGGTGCGCCTATGCGTTACCAATTTACAAGAGAGGGGGAGAGCAAGTGAGCAATAGAGCGAGACACTTCACGCGCCTAGCTATCGCCACCACAGGGGAAGTAGTGGTATCGGCAGACCTAAGCGCGACTGTAATTAAAAGATTAGTTAAAGAATATGCCCGCTTTGGGCTAGAGCTGATAGAGCTTAATTAGATACGGGCTATAGCCCACGGATAAGCGAGAGTCTGCCCGTGGGTTATGGTCTTTACCTAACTAGAGGTAAAGAGCGAGAAAGAGAGAGAGTAATGGCTAAGCACGATAAAGTAGGTAATTCTATAACCCGCAAGATCAGCGAGACTTGGACGCTTGAAAGTGGCTATCGCGTAAAGGTCTACACTTACCACGATAAGAGCAAAAAAGCGTATTGGGCAATTATTAAAGAGTGCCAAGTGGAAGAGTCCGGCACTAGCGGTCTTTATTTTGAAAGACACGCTCTTCATAGTGACCTTAACCGCTTGATAGAGCAGACCCTAGCCACGCGATACGCTTGGCATAAGCTAGAGCAGGCTCATAATATAGCGGTAGAGAAGGTACAAGACCTAATCTCACAGCTATTAGAGAGTCACCTAGAGAAAGAGAGCGCATAATGGCATATGGAAAGTGTTGGGCTTGTGCCTGCGTAATGTCCGGCGATAGTCAGACTATGGAAGGCAAGGTTAAGTGTGATCGGTGCGGTTGGGTATCGAGCAAGGACGGGAGCTACTAATGGATAAGTGCGTAGAGTGTGACGGAGAGTGGTTCGAGCTGCTAGATCACGCTGAGAATATAGTCTGCGACTGTGGTATCCAAGTCTGTATGAATTGCGGGGCAGAATATGAAAGTAACGGCACACTATTAAGCACTTAATCCGACAGCCCCCGTGTGGTATCCTTATAGTCATTCATCGGCTAGTCCGGTGAGTGGCTATAGGCGTATCGTATGCCTAGTAAGACCAGAGAAAGAAGGCGATTATGGAAGAGAGTGAGAAGGCACAAGCGCAGGAGACTCCAACGGATACCGCAGTTATTGTGGTGGCTAGTTATCACGGGGAATTCTGCACAGTAAAGCTATTCGATCCGATGTCCCCAAGTGCTACAGAGTTAGCGAGTGCGACTGTAAAGCTGAAAGACGGCAAGGGAATATCCCGCGCTACTGCTGAAGCGTTCGAGACACTAGAGAATCGGGCGCAGAAGTGAGCCAGCCAACACAAGAGTATTACTTGGCTAAAGCACAGCTAAGCGAGAAGCTTGCTATCCGCCAGCTCCTAGAAGGAGACGGCGAGAATGGGGTTAAGAATCTACTCCGTATGGTGAACGCACTTAATCAAGTAGAAGGGTTCAAGAATGACTAATGTAGTTTCGATCTACGCAGATAAGAGAATTCATAACCTATATGAAGTGGTGGATAGTGACGGCATAGCCTTGTGGGGTGGCAATAATCTTGATGAGACTATCCAATGGCTGCGTATGCCGGAAGCTGACCGAGTATTAGTATCAGCGTGGAGTACAACTGATGATGACGCGGTACTGATAGGTGAGGCAATAGATATAACTTCATTCTTTAAGGCGATAATCAGAGAGTATGGTGATAAGTAATGGCCAATGAACGGCGTGTGGAAACTGCATCCAAAAGGGCAGTACGCGAGCGCAACTATCGCAGGGCAAGAGAGCGAGCTTTAACAAGGCTGGCTAATGCTCATCCAGAACATTACAAAGAACTGTTTGAAAGAGAGAGTCTTAATGATGAAATTCTTGGCAAGAAGTGGATTAACATTGACGGCGATCTTGCTCCTATCCCTACTTCTATCGAATCCAGCGATAGCTCCGAGCAGGAACGGGCAGATAATAATAAATTCACAGAGGCAGAAGGCGAGTCACGATGAAAAAATCCACAACGCAAAGCTCATCACGGCCTACGCTAACGCTGGTTATGGGTGGACTGGCAGAGAAAGCGTATGCTTACTCGCCCTATGGACCCGTGAATCGCGGCTTGACCACTACGCAGTACCAAGGTACGCCAATGGCCGACCAAGATCAACAGCTTACGGAATTGCTCAACTCCTTGGAGAAAAAAGTAGCGACCCTAGTATCCAAATCCTACGAGGTCTTAGATACATTCGAGTCCGGTATCAAGACTCACCTTGTAGAGCCAACCGACATAGTTTACGATACGGCTGGTATTAGTGTACAATAAAAGCCGGTGATGTTTTCATCCTCTTTCCGTCACCAACAAGAGAAGCCCTGCCAGTGTCCGGTGGGGCTTCTTTATTTTCTGTGATCGGTA